TTTGACTGCCCAGACTGCACTCCAGATACCGACCCATTCCCGTAGCATCTATTGACATCAATCATCTGGCGCTGAATACTGATCACCGTTTACCAAGACGAATATCAGCAGTGGGGAAGTTCTGTAGCACAGAAGTCAGAAGCCCGCCAAGCGCGGGCTTTTTTACGCCTGAATTTTCTCATGGCAATAAAAAACCCCTCCGAAGAGGGGTTGCCTGGCGGGCGCGTGACAGGGGTCAGCCGAGGATCTTCAGGCTATCAAGCGACCTTTTCCCTGTCAATCTTTGCGTAAGGATCAAGCGGAACGGCCACTACTGCGCGGCCATAATCGACGTGCTCATCAGCTTCGGCTGGATCACACCCGATATGCGTAAATCTTTCCTTGCAGTTCAGAAGCATCCACCTGAAGTTGTCAGGGCTCATGCATGCCAGAACGCGAGACTTTCCACGCTGAGCCCACCAGATACGCCAGGCGTGCGCATAGTCGACACAGATGATTGTTTTGCCATCATGTTCACCCTCTGGCATCAGGATTGCTGTCGATCCGAACGATGGTTTTCCGGCTGCGTAATGCACTGACCCGCTTGCCATGATGGCAGCGACATTAGTTGTCTCGCCTATATTGTTGATCATCGGCACCATAAGAATACCCTTTCTATCCACGGCGCAAGGCGTGATTGAGGCGGTGTTGTTTTGCATCAGGTATTTATGCTGCTCGATTAGGTGGGTTGCCGCCATTGCTGACGAGGCCTTTTCACGGTCCTCGGCGTGCCCTGGCAGATTGCAAGTGACCGCCTTGATAGTTGATCTGCGCGGCGCAGAGGATGATTCTAGGCTGATCTCGCCAAGGATTGATCGCACAGCATCGCGGAAGGTGATACCAGGGTTCATCTCCTGGACAAACTTGATGGCATCACCACTCGCGCCACAGCCGTAGCAGTAGAAAAACTCTTTGGATTCGCTGACGCTAAAGCTTGGAGACTTCTCGTTGTGGAATGGGCAGCAGGCCGACCAGTCTTTACCGGCTTTTTTAAGGTCGTGGACGTAGCCGCTGATCACCTCGACGATTCTTGCTCTGGCGTCGTCGAGCAGCCTTTCGGGGATTCGGTCGCCGCTCATTGATTGAGCCCCAGGAACGTCGGAAGCTTGATAGCCGGAATGCGCCCGCGAGTTTTCCAGGTGTGATACTCAGTCACGGTACAATGCGCCCTGGCGCAAAGCTCTTTCACGGTTCCGTATTTCTCGGCCAGGACAACCAAGAGCTTGGCGTCTTCAGTACGCGCTACCGGCTGACGAGCTGGCTTTGCTTGCTCGACTTTCACTTCCCATGCGCTTTTCGGCAGATCTGGGCGCAGGGCAGACGGCTTGATCTTGAGGGTTTTGGCGGCGGCAATCGCAGCCCCCTTCGGGATTGCTCCAGCATAAACCCACTGGCGCACGGCCTGCGGCTCCTCTTTCAGTTTGATCGCCAGTGCAGATGGGGATCCGCTCTCATTGATCAGCGCCAGAAGCGCCGAACCCTCTGGCGTCTCAGATAGTCGGGCTGCGGTCTTTCCCGAAATACTCTTTTTCATTGATATACCCGTGTTGACATAACGATTATTTGCGGGCGATGATAGCACCTCAATAGAATTTATGGCAATTAAAGGTGGGGCTATGAGGAGACTTATCAACCTTGAACACGGCAGCGCGATCCCCTTCACCGATCAGCAGCTTGACGAGTTAAAGCAGAAGTATTTGAAGGGCTTTTCTGCTGCCAGACTGAGCAAGATCTACGGCATCAGCAAGAGTTCAGTACTAAGAAGGCTTCTGGTGCTGGGCGTTGAGATCCGCCAAGTGGGAAGCAAGAATGTAAGCGCGAAGCTAATGGCGGACAATCAATGAAAACTCACTGCCGATGCCGATCATGCAGGGCTCGCCGAAAGCTCAGGATGCATCCAGATAGCTATCGAATTCAGCCGCGCTGTGTGTGTGGCTCCAGGTCGTGGCGGAAGGATGAATACCGCCATCGAGTAGAGAAGCCGCAGATGCTCAACAAGACTGGGCGGTACTACGTGTGCCATTCGGATTGCTACCATCACCCCCATAGAATAGGCTTCGGTAACTGCAAATTCGCATCACCAGGAACGTACAAATAACCTTGCAATAATCGCCATTATTCGTGGTATATTCATTATCTCAAATGACAGGGAGCCTATCGTGGCATTCACACTGAACAACATCGCATCCGACAAATTGAACGATACCGCCAAGCGCGGCGATGCAATCCGCGTAAAGCACGACGCCATCGTTATCGTTGACGGCTTCAACGTTCGCGATGACGACGACGAGTTACGCGAGCATATCGCAAGCCTCCTATCCGCCATGGTTGCAAAGCAGCCAATCCCACCTGTCGAGGTATGGGTAAACCCTGAAACTGGCGCCATCGAGATGGTGGAGGGTCACTGCCGCTATTTTGCGTACAGGCAGTACACAGAGATCGACAAGGCCTGGGATGGTTACATCTCGGCGATCCAGTTCAACGGCACTCCATTCCAGCGCAAAATGCGCATCGCCAGCAGCAACAAGCAGCTCAAGCTAAAGCCTGTCGAGCTTGGCCGCCTGTATATGCATGCTCGCGATGAGCTTGGTGCCAGCCGCAAAGAGATCGCCGCCGAGGCTGGCATGTCTGTTGCTCACGTCGATCAAATGATTTTGCTTGCCGGTGGATCTCCAGAAATTCAGCAGGCAATCGAAGTCGGGAAGATCTCGGCCACCGAAGCGGTGAAGATGATCCGCGATCATGGAGACAAGGCCCCCGAGGAGCTTGAGCGCCGCCAGGAAGTCGCCAAGGAGATCGGCAAGGACAAGGTGACAGCAAAGGTTGTCGCGACAAAGGTTGCCGCTCCATCGCGCCCAAAGGTGGACATGGTTGTCTCGAATGCGGTGGTGTTGGTCAACTCGCTTAGTAAGAATCTGGCTGATGCTATCACTGACGGCGCAAGCTCGACCGGATTTGTCGAAGTTAGCGCCGACGCACTCGCCGACCTGATCATGGCCGTTCGTGAAATGCAGCAATCTGGCAAGGCTCTTGACGCCGACAAGCAACCTGAGCTGATCGGGAGTGGCGAATAATGACTATCGTTAAATGGCAGGTCAGCCCTTACGCATCCACTCCAGATCGCAGGGAGTACGACAGCGAAACCAAATTCTTTTATCTGTATCGCTCAGGAATGGCGAACAATCCGCGCCGAGACCAAAAAGTAAGTAGCTACTACCGTTTCTTTGATACCGAGGCCGAAGCGCTGGAATTCATTTGGAAGCGCGCAGAAAGCAAGGCAGAGCAAAAGCGTGTAGACCGGATCAATCGTTGCGGGGTTGAGTTGCTGGCCGCACTGGAGAGCCTTGTGCTTTTCACCAATCCAAAGCCATCAAATGCCGTGGCGCTTAACAGGGCGCATCAGGTGATTGCCAAAGCAATAGGGGAGGCCTGATGGCTCTACAACTTCTTGAGCATCAGCTGCCTCCCGTTGCGGCCATGCAGAATCATTTCCGGCAGCGCATTACGGCGAAGTGGGGCGAGCGCGACATTCACCCGCCAATCGTCTGTAACGCATCCGTATCGAGCGGCAAGAGCATCATGATCGCCGCCTTGGCCTTGGCAGTACGCCAAGCCGCAAACATCAAGGCCAAGGCAGCCAACAAGAAGTTGATGCTTCAAGTGCTGGTAATCCAGCGCCAAGGCGAGCTGTGCATGCAGAACAGCGAGGCAGCGTGGCAATTCAACGATGAAGAAAAACTGCTCAATAACTCGCTGTTCTCTGCCAGCTGCGGCAAGGTCAAATCGACTCATTTTCAGGTTGTCTACGCAACCGAGGGCACGCTTTCCCGCGCCCTTGGATTCGGCGTCAAAGCCAAGGAAGGCGAAGAGGATGCGCCGAGAAACTGTCAGTATCGGTTTTCACCCTACACCCTTGACGAACTGGCGCTACCCAACGACAAGCGCGCTCGCCTCGGCAAGTTCCACCCGGTATTGATTATGTGGGACGAGGGCCACCAGATCCCGTACGACAAGCCCGACAGCATGGCCGTAAAGATCCTTGAGCACTTCTACGACTGCAAGCCTGAATTGCGCCTGGCATGCTTCAGCGGGTCATGCTTTCGTGGAACCGAATCCATCGTTGGCGATACGCCGCAACACCTGTGGAAGAAGTTCGCCAGCATCCAGCCAGGCGACCCATTCTATCCGGAAGGCGGCGTAGGCGACGGCATCATCACCACTGAGTTCATGATCGAACAAGGCTGGGTAGTTCCGCCGACGTTTGGCTATCCAGACGACAGCGAAAAGCAATACGACTTCAGCCACCTGCATCCGAGCGGCTGGGAGTACGACGAGGCTGAGATGGACGCCGTAGTCAGCGACCACGAAAAGCTTCTGGCTGTCTGCTCGGACATGATCGAGAAGGCTGCCTACCGTAAGGGCGTATTGGTATTCGCGGCCACCCAGCGGCACGCTAGGCAGATTGCTGCCGCAATGAAAGCGCTTGGCGTCGACGGCGACACGATTGGCGTGATCACCGACAAGACCAAGGACAAGGATCGCCGTCGAATCCTGGCCGACGCCAAAACAGGCAAAATAAAATACACCATCAACGTGGCCGTGTTGACAACTGGCGTGAACGTTCCGTATTGGGACACGCTGGTATTCATGCGACCAATCGGTTCGCTTGTGCTGCTGATCCAGGCCATTGGTCGTGTGCTGCGACTGCTGATTGTCGACGACGAAGTGCCGATGTTTGAGCGCTCCAACCTGTTCGGCAAGACGGCGCAGGATCGACTGGAGATGATCGCGGCCAGCACGAAGCCTGATGCGCTGGTTCTGGATTACGCGGGCGTCATGGATACCATGGGCCACCTGTACGAAAACCAGATCCTCGATCAGGCTGAGCTGGAGAAGGCCAAGAAAGAGAAAAAAGAGCTGATCGAGTGCCCGAAATGCATGGCTGATCACGGCATTCAAACCATGAACAGTCCGACGGCTCGCCGATGCATTGGCATGACTGGTCGCGATCCGCTGACTGGGGCCGCTCAACGCTGCGACCACTTCTGGCACTTCCGGCTGTGCCCTGGCTGCATGACGCAAAACGATCAAGCCGCCCGCGAGTGCCGATCCTGCAAGCGGATGTTGATCGACCCGAATGCAGCGCTGAACAATAAGCATTATGTTGATGGCGAGTCGATCCCCGTCCGCACAATGCAGGCTGGCGCCGGATCTGGTGGAAAGCTCTGGCTGCGCTATGAGCTGGTCACTGGTGAGGCGCCGATGGCAGTCTTCTACCCACACGCTGGCGAGAAAAAGAAGGTCAACAACATCATATGGGGCAAGTTCGTCGATATGCTACCAATCGATCCGCGGTCGCGAATCAGGCTCAAGGCGATGAAGGCGGAAACAGTCATGGAAAATATCGACCTGATCCCGGTTCCGGTTGAGATATCGGCCAGGAAGAAGGGTAGTCGCTGGAACATCGGCAGGATGAAGTTTGCGGAGATGGAGGTTGAGGCGTGATCCGCATCTACGACAGCGGCTATCGAGGTGATTGCCGAGCCGAGCGAATGGAGCAGATCGACTGCATATCCTGGCTGAAGCATAACTACCCGGATCGCTGGCCGCTGATCTTCCACGTTCCAAATGAAACGCATGGCAAGGGCAATCATCACCTGATCCGCGAGAAGGAGGGGGTCAAGGCTGGCCCGCCAGATATCATCGACCTGGGGCGCGTTACGGGCCTGTTTGAGCTGAAGCGCCGAGATCGCACCAAGTCGAAGATTGGCAAGGAGCAGCGTGATTTCCTCCAGGCTGGCGTGAATGCCGGTCACTTCGCCGCCATCGCCTATGGCTTCGAACAGTTCAAGGTTGCATACGCTGATTACCTTCAATTCATCCATAATAATAGTTGACATACAGATGGGTGGATATCTATTATCTGCCCATCTTAACCATCCATGACAGGGGCATTACAGTATGGCATCACCAAAAGAAATTGAACTTTGCCAGGAGATCATTGCGGCCTCGATTCGAGTCAACGACCAAGGCAGTCATTCGGTTTTCGTCTCGTTCCGCGGCCATATCAACAGCCTGAATGTGGAGTATGGCCCTCCATGGCATGATGGGGATGATTATAAGAAAACTGCTGACATATACGTGAGGCTTTCTAGCGCCCCTGATGCTTGGAGTTCGCCGGAAATATCAACTTCGAATCTTGAGAAAATCAAATCAAAGATTGAGTCGCTTCTCGATGTTAACGCTGACGGGGTATCGGTATGAGCAATCAAGTAGAAGTAACAGTTGAAGAAGGCTTCAAAGTGATGGTTACGCCTGAGATTTTGGCGCAAGCATTATGGGCCATGAATTGCCAGCAGCAGGCTGACTTTCTTGATGCGCTCGGAGCGGTCATCGAAAAGGACCATATTGACAACCCGTCATCCTATGGGTGTGGCGAGCTTCAATGGTGCTACCTGAAAGATGAGCTGCGCCGCCCAGGCCGCGAGCGCGCAAATAACGTACACATGGCATTTTCAGCATTTGCTTTTGACTTCTGGCCTCAGAAGATCAACGGCGCACGAGAGGGCTTGTAATGATCTACGAAAACATGCCAGCCGAAGAATACTTCGCCATCGACGCAGCCAGTAATTCAGGCCTGAAACTGATCCGCCGCAGCCCTGCGCACTTCAAGTACAAGGAAGAAAAGGAGCCATCGGCGGCCATGGCAATGGGTACGCACCTTCACATGGCATTGCTGGAGCCTGAGCGCTTCGAAAAGCATTACGTCGTAGCCACCGAAGCCCTGGATAAGCGCAGCGCCTACTACAAAGGCCTCGTCAAGGATGTCGGCGCTGATCGCGTTCTAACACTTACCGATCATCGCAAGCTGGTAGGTATGCAGGACGCCGCCTATCGCAACAAGCGCTTTGCCTCCTACATGAAAGCGCCAGGCCGAAACGAGCTGTCCGTCGTCGCCAATGACCCGGAAACTGGCGTAAAGGTGAAGTGCCGGTTTGACCGTATCGGCGATTCGACATTCGCGTTCGACGTGAAAAAGTGCCAGGACGCTCGTGGCGTTGAGTTTACCAAGCCGATCACGAATTACGGCTACTACATGCAGGTGGCATTTTACAGCGATGTCTGGTTCTGGGCGACTGGCGAGCGACTGAAGGAATTCCCTCTGTTTGCCATCGAAGAAGAATCGCCGCATGGGACCATGTTTCACGACCTGGATGAGATCGCGATGGAGCTTGGGCGTATTCATTATCGCGAGGCGCTGAACACTTATGCGCGCTGCCTGGAGTCTGGAATCTGGCCAGCGTATGCGGATGAATCTGAAGCTACTAGCGTGACGAACTGGGCGGCTAACGAGCTGCTTGGCGATGTTGAATTTGGGGGAGTGTGATGTCTCGCTATCCGTATACAGAAGCGTATGACGCAATGCGCGAAATACCAGAGAAGGATCATGACGGCGTTTCGGTAAAGTTGGGGCGCAGTGAATGTGCGCAGCTTTGCCGGTTTATCGGCGAGGCAATCAAGATGGATGCTCATGAGCTCGCATGTAAAATTGCTGATCATGCGCGCACCCAGAAAGGAGAGAGTCAATGACCCTCACAGCAGAAGACCTACAACGCGCCACGCAGGCAAAATCAGACCAACTCAACAGCTGCGACATCCTTGGCGGCTCACTGGTCGCCAAGATCCTCGACGTGAAGTCCGGCAGTAGCGAGCAGCCGGTAATCATCGTTATCGACTCCTGGCCTCAGCCGTGGAAGCCCTCGAAGACCTCCCTGCGCGTTCTGTGCGCGTGCTGGGGCAACGATCCGCAACAATGGATCGGACGCTATGCTGTTCTGTTCTGCGACGAGACAGTGAAGTTTGGCGGCGAGGCTATCGGGGGAATTCGCACAAGCCACCTGAGCCACATCAGCGGCACAAAGAGGGTTGCGGTCAATATCACACGCGGAAAAAAGGGCATCCAGACCATCGAGCCATACTACCCGCAGGAGGAGGCAGCTCCAGCAGTGCCTGATCCAGTATTCTGGCCGGATGATGCGTTCGCCAAGCAGCTTTCGGCAGCCCAGGCAAAGCTTGATAGCGGCGAGATCACACCGGAGCAGGTCATCGCCAGGCTTGAGAAAAAAGCCCAGCTTACCGTTGGGCAGAAGGCTAGGATCAAGGTATCCGAGATAGCTGAGCTAGATCCCGCCGATGAATTCGGTGAGGCACCAGCCTGGCCAGATGATGGGCCGCTAGCAGAGTGACAATTAGGCCCGCTGATGTGCGGGCTTTTTTGTGTATGGGCTTGTGGATTGATAGTTGACATAGAGTTGCCGGATAACTATTATCTCTCCATCGAAACGAACAACGGAGCAAGGCGAGATGACTATTCAAATGCTGATCGACATGGCTATCAATAACGCGACATTTTCAAAGGCCGGCTACGGCGAGGCGCGCTATGCAGACATCGTTTGCGTTCGCTCAATGACCCGTCGCGGCCAGCGCCTGAGCTTCTATTACGGTTCCCGCCGTTGCACTCAGGCCAAAGCCGAGGCTTACTTTCAAGCCTGCCAGCCCCGATAACCTCAAGCCCCTTAACTGGGGCTTTGCCAGTACCAATAAGAGGAGATCCGCCATGCAAGCCCAAGTAGCCAAGCTCACCGATAAAGACATGCGCAATAGCCTTGGCGGCCTCATTGCATCCTGCAAGCAAAATAACTCCGTCATACTTGTGGAGTGCAGCGATACCCAGCCGGGCCCAGCAAAACCATTTATGCGTATCCAGGCAACCAGAAAGACGCGCCAGCAACTCCGGGAAGACAGCCCGAGTGGAGTCATCCAAATGGATAAATACCTGGGCAAGCGCTTCACAAATACCTTTCTGATCGGGGCATTCGCTGTAGCTCTCTCGCTGACCTATCTGATCGACTGGGCGGTGATGAATGCGCACTAGTCTGTCGATACCCTACGAGGACTTGGCATTTGCCTACGAGCTGAGAACCGAGGGTATTTGCTGGAAACTGATCGCAAGCAGCCTGGGCGTTGAATGCGACTCGCTGAAACATGCGATTGGCAGGGTAAAAAAGTACGGCATGAAAAAAGCCCCTTGATTGGGGCTTTGTTTTATCTGGCGAAAAGTTCAGCTCTACAGATATTCAGCAGGCGAAGTTGCTCCTCTGCGCCGCGCCTGAGAGCGGAAAGAGTTGATCGATAAGCGGGATCAAGCTCGGCGGCTCCGCTCGCAGCTCGGCCGGAGTCGGTCGCGGAGCTGGGCACTGCGGGGCGCTTTGCACGGACTGACACCCGCTTACCACCGCTACCGATAGTAGCATCACGCTCAGCTTCAGCCCTTTTGAACTCCTCGAAATCATTTTGGATCTTCTCCTTTTCGTTCTCGGCTTGCTCGATGCGATCATCTTGCTGTTTTCGGGCTCTCTCGAGATCTTCTGAAGCCTTCTGGCGGATCGATGCAGCATCAGCATCCCATCGTAAGGCCTGGATGTTCCAAGCGGCGCCAAAGCCTGTCAGGAGCGCCATCAGGATGGCAAAGGTCGTCAGCTTCATACTGCCCCCATTGCCGCTGCATAGCATTCCTGCCAGGTATCCGGGTGTGGCTTGCCTGGGCGCCAGACTTTCAGGTAGAGAGCCCATGCGCCTTGCGAGTCGCCGAGAACAGGGAGCGATCCCGAGTCGGTCCAATAAAGCAGCCTTGCCACGGCGGCGGCCAATACATCATCGTTTTCGATGGCCTCAAGGATTGCAGGAGGTGAAAACTTGACTGACCTGGCCGCGCATAGATTGGCCAGCAGGACCTTGCTTTTATCGTGGAGATACACGCCCCACACGCCGCCGCGACTTGCCGGGGTGCCCAGCTCGAATTGCCAGAAGCTACGAGCTGGCCCGCCGATCTGTCGCCGATGGATAAATCTCGATTCCTGAAGCCCGGTCGCATATAGCTGAACTACTGCGCGATCACTCGTCATCTTGGCCGGAAGCATTCCAAGCGCCTCGGTAACCGCATCTTTAATGCTTTTCGGAATAATCATTTTTCGAGCTTCTCCCGTAGCGCCTGGATCTCTTTGTCCTTGGCGTGGATCTGAGTCATGTAGCGCCGGTGGAGGCTGGCTCGCTCCTTGGCTGATGTATCGGCGATGATAACGAATGACTCCTGATACTTGATCGATGCCATCGAGTAACCAAAGCCTACCGCCAGCGCGATGGCTAGTGCGCCATAGCCAAGGAAGCGATTGCGCTCCTTGGTCACGCGCTTTGGGTCACAGCTAAATTGATCGGACATTAGAGCCCCCTGCAAGTCGTCGAACCTCGTTTCGCAGCTCGTCGTTCTCTTCGCGCAGGTTTTTTATCTGCTCGATCATCACGGCGTTTTGCGCTTTCATTTCCGACTGATCAAGAATTATTTGGTTCAGCTTTGCTCGGTAGTCATCAATCGCAGACTCAGCTCTCTCTGCGCGCTCCTGCCAACGGTTGCGATCATCAGTCAAGATCGTGACCTGGGTAACGTCATTCTTCTGGGTCTGCTCCCACTTGTTCCAGGCCCCCATACAGGCAAGGAACGCGCCGACGGCCGCCCCTATTGCCGCAGGAAGGCTTGAAAGGCTGGAGACAAGGCTTACAGGGTCATCCATGGCTAATCCTTAGCTAAAGTTGTTGCGCCACCCGTGAAGGTGGCGCATTGGCATTACAGCCAAGATAGCATTTATTACGTTGACGATGAACCTGGAGCGGCGGCGGACACGGTTAGATCCATGCCTTCAACTGGCTGAACCGGCCAGTCAACTGTCAATGCCCATCCGGATTGCTTGGTTACTCGACCAAGATATAAGGCATAACGCTTCCACTCGACAAGCTGAGCCTGTCGCACTGGCAGTTCCGCGACCTCCTCTGGGAGCGCCTCATCGATCTCGATTCCACCATTGATCGTATTGATACGGTTGGTCAATGCCGAGACTTGAGCATTTGCAGTTGCTGTATAGGACTTCAGCAGAGACTTATTGCGCGCCTCAATCTCTGCGTCGGTTGGAGGCTCTGGTACAACTACCGGGGCGACGAATACGCCATCAACATAACTCCAGCCTGCTTGTGCAAAATCAGAACGGATGGCAATGTACCCCTCGTCAGGCTGCCAGGTCTCAGGGTTTCCATCCCAAAGAATCATGTTTTCAACAATTCCAGTTGCAACATTAACTGTTACGTATCGTTCAGACATTTTTTCACCATTCAAAAATTAGAAGACCTGGAGAGCCATTACCGCCAGCTCTTGCCGGACCAGAACCCGGAGTGTAGTAACCGCCAGCGCCGGACCCTCCGGCACCATATCCATCAGCATTTCTTCCGGCGTATCCGAGGCTGCTTCCGCTTCTTGCTGTTGTTCCGCCACCGCCGAAAGGGCCGCTAGCTCCGATACCGCCAGAGCTTGCTTGTCCTGGTATGGAATCCGGAGCATCCCCACCCTGTGGATAGCCGGCCCCCCCATTTGGCCCTGATATGACCCCTGCAGAGTTTGACCCGCTTACACCTGCGGTGCCTCCTACCAGTGAAAGAATAGAGCCTGCCGCACCAACTGTTGTTGCTCCCCCGTTAGTAGCTGGAGTTGCCTGATTTAAGGCGCCAACCCCTGCGGCCCCGACCGTGTAGGGGATTACTTGCCCTGGGGTTACGGGAGCAGTCATCTTTATAACTGACTGACCTGCTCCGCCACCACTACCAGGTCCAGAGGTTTGGCTCGATCCTCCGATGCAGGCCCCGCCACCCGCGCCAGCGGCGCAGCCGGATATCGTTAGCTTTGTTACGCCATCGGGTACGGTAAGGCTCCCCGACGTAGTGGCGCGAACCGACCCATGCTGAACCTTGGCGGCCCACTGGGATGGCGATGATGCTGGAGCATTGCCGATATTCGCGTCAATCAGGGAGATATAAATCGCCCCGCCAACTTGAGTAACGCTGCCCTTGAAGTACTCTTGCGCGCTGTTGTACTCGGGTACGCCAGCCTGGTGCAAATAGGCCAGGATCTGGCTTAGCGTGTACGACACCGCGTTGAAGTCTTCTAATGCTGGAGAATCAGACGGGCCAACGATGCCCCATCCGCGTAGGAAATCTGCGGTAATTTGGCTGGTCAGGTCATTAGCCTGAGTCGTCTCGCCAAAAATAGTTCGCTCGGTCCCTAGAGCCTCAGAAGCGAAGGCCTTTAGATTGCCGTTGTATCGGGCAATTTTTGACATGTTAGATCACCTTTCTTGCAAAGTGCCCGCCAATGCGGGAAGGATCGAATTTGCTCGCAAAGCCTCGCGAGTTTGGATTGGCCGAGAAGCCAAAGGTTATCCCTGGCTCTGCCTGAATTATCACTTTGTAGCGCACAGCCTGCGGCTTTGGCAGCAGATTAAGCGCACGGATGAGCCTAAGCCTATCCAGGCTCACCACCGGAGATACGTACAGGGTCAGCGTCATATCGAGGTTGTCCACGACGTACGCCCTACCATTGAAGGCGGCCAGGACTACATCCTGAATCCCGATATAATGATCGCTCGACAGATAGCCTGACGCCCTGTTCAGCGATGCCTTGACTCGGATGAAAAACCGATAGTCGTTATCTCCAAGCTGGAGATCCGTAAAAGCCGAAGAAAACTTGCTGTAAAATGGGCCGCCAATCCTGCTCTGATTGAACTTGCTGGCAAAACCCTTGCTGTCGGGGTTAGCGCTAAAGCCAAAATAGATTTTCGGAATCACGCTAGGGACCGATCGACTGATACCAACGATTCTGCCGAGCACATCAAGTTGAGGGCCTACCGCGTTATCCAGGTCGAAAGCTGGGTCCAGGGCTGACAGTAATGCAATAGCCTGCTCCCACTTGGAGGCAAGCAGTTGAATCTCTGCCTTGGCCTTGGGCTTTTCCCAATACTGCTTGATCAGCAGGTTCGTCAGTTCCTCTGTGAGCGCCACTAAATCACCTCGGTTATGGTGATGTTGGCCGCGTCAATTTCAAATTTCGATCCGGGGCCAGGAGAAAGGCTGCCGTCGGTAAATGTCACGTTATCGATACTGATTTTCATCAGAGTCAGGATGAAGTCGTCGCCAGCGGTGTACGCTGGACAGTACAACTCGGCGGCCTGGAGAGCGGCCCCGATATAGAATTTGTAGCCTGCAATATTTTTCTTGATCAGTGCCGTGTCAACCGGAACAAGCGAATCCTTCCTTTTCGCCGTGAGCGTGATGTGAAGCGGCACCATAACTGGCCTGTCAAGATATCTAACCTGGCTTACGATAAATGTGCTGCCATCTGGACGAGTTAGAGTTTCTGGAATGACCAGCTTAATAGCGCCCTTCATGCCTGCGCCGCCAGTCTTCTGGAATAGAAGCGCCTTGGAGATCGCATCAATCGTCCCGCCCTCAACGACCGCCCAAATGTGATGCGCTTTCAGGCTCCATTCTGGATGATCTGGCGGGCCAAACGAATCGGTGTCGTTGTCGTACACTCTCGCATCGGTCACGCCTGGCGTATTGAGCAGGCGAGCAGCAAGTGAGTTGGTTGTCGAGAACGCCGGATTCTCCAGGCTCAGGTTTCGCTTCTGGACGAATTCCTCATCTGTCTCGGCATCCTTGCCTGGAGTGGCGTTCGATGTAGCGGCGAACCCAGTGATCCCGAGCACGACAGTTACTGGTGTAAAGACGGCGCCAGCCAGGCCAGTAACCTCGCCAAAGTCAGTGGCGACAAACGTTATTGTGCTCGTTCCAATTGGAACGTTAACCGGCGTCGGAAGCTCCCACAGCTGGCCAAGATCGTCGGATATTTGATATCCAGCACCTAGCGTCACGTCTCGACTTGCAGTTACAGACAGATCCCATATTGATCGGGTTGCCGGACGCGGGAATACCCCGGCAAGCTTGGCAATCTTTGCCTGCATCAAGCCGCGAGCGAAGTCGGGATCGAAGTTGTTGGCGATCATCAGAGCGAACGCCTGGGCGTCAGCGTATGCCTTGGCGTAGATTGCTACGCGCTGCCCGTCTGGAGTGTTCTGAGTCAGGTCGATATCGGCGCCATAGATCGCCTGAAAGCCAGCCACAAGCTCGGCGAAGATCTCTTCGAAGCTTTGAATTGTAATGCCGTTGGCATCAATCGTCGGGCCTGCCATCAGATGGTTATCTCTTCTGTAATGTCTTCGTCAAAAATCGTGCCAAACGAGAGCATTATAGTAGCGTTGCGAGTGCTTGTCTTGACTTCAATTTCAAGCTTCTTGATGGTCGTCACGCCATCAGTTGCCAGCGTTACTCGCTCGACGGCTCGAATGATCTCTTCTTTTGTGTCTCGGCGGCCAAGCAGGTCTATCCAATCGATACAGGCATCCGTATCGAGGAAGAAGTCAGTTCGGAAGGATTTGATGCGCGTGATGACGTTCTGGCGAATGGCTTCGGCACGAGTGAGATAGGAAGCCCTCCCCCTGCCGAATATCCAATCTCCGCTTTCGTCCAGTCCTGATACTCGCATAATGGCACCTGCAATAGCTGTGCCAACATACTACATCATCATGCGACGTTTGTGATTAGCCCTGATACGACGGTTACAGTTTTGCTGTCGCCAGTGCGGAAGGTTCCACTCCATCCGGCCTGGCCGCCGACGGAGTATGTTGTTGAGTCCGTGTTGCCGATTACTACCATGTTTCCGGTCAGCTCATAGCCGCCAGCGTGGACCCATTGCCCGGTCACAGTTGAGTCGCCTTTGCGCTCAATGGTCATCGGGATGGCCTTTGCTGCCGCCCTGGGTGAGATTCCAACCAGGGCGAAGCTATCGCTGTAGTCATGCATTCGCTGCTCGATTGGTGGCGCGTTGTCAGCGCCATCGTACCAGCGATCAAACGAGCGCTCGCTCACCAGGAGAAGGCAGTAGTCATCAACGGCTATCGGGTGTGCGTCATAGCTTTCTCCGCCACTTAGGAAGACTGGTGGAACGGATGGAAAGATAGGGAGGTCTTTGTCCTCGCCATCGACTACGCGCTGGATCACCGGCTGCACGTCGATAGTGATCTCGCCAACCGCCACGATCTTGGCCACAACTATGGTGTGGGTGTTCGCAAGGGCTGTCACTGTCGCGTCATTGAGAACGTCTGTCAGCTCCTCTTTCTTATCTGTCATCGCGGCACCGTGTACCCTTCTGCAATTTTAGCGGTGATTTTCTGGCTCCAGTCGGCGCCGTCAAAGTCACCACTATAGGAGATCAGGCTCACTTTGTAGATACCGTTAAGGTGTGGCGCAATAACACTGATCAGACGGAATAGGCCGCCAACCTTGATCGATGGGTTCAGGAAGGTCGTAACAGTTACCTCCTCCTTGTCAGATTCTGGCGCCTTGAGCAGTCCGGTCTCTGCGCTGACGACCGGAACATAGCCCGATACCACCTCATCACCGCCGAGGATATTCAGGCGCTCGTCGTCAATAAACCAGCGCTGATCAGGGTCGAGCATATCCTGAATGGTCGCCATTGAGTTGCCAACCAGGATCTTGGGGCGGATTAGATCCTTCTGCTTGCCGATAGTCCCCTTGGCGGTGTTTGGCATGGTCGCCAGCACGGCATCAATGGCGGCCTTCTTGCTGGTCACGGAAGTGCTGACAAACCCCTTGAGGAAGTCATGGCCGCCGTCCAGGCAGATCAGCGTTGTTTCGAATTGCGCACCAGGTCGATTAGAGAATGCCTGATCGACTGAGCCGCGAAAAATTGTCTCGATCCTGCCCTGGTATCCGATCTTCAGGTCAATCGGGAAATAAGTGTTATTTTTCGGTGTTGTAGTTGGCTTCTTGTCCGCATCATCGCCGGACTTGCTCGCCTTTTCATCGCTGTCGCGCACAAGAATACGCCGCTTACCCTCGTTCAACCCGTCAACCTTCAAGGTCATCTTGTTCAGATCAGCCTTGTCAGATTTGTCGGCGCTGAAAGCGATTCGAAACGGCGGCTTAATTGTGACAGCTTGCGCGCCTAGACCAATTGTCAGTTCGTAGTCGCGCAAGAATCTGTCGGTCATGGGTTATTCCTCCGTAATTTCGAGTTTACGGTATCCGGCATCATAAAGGATGCCGCACTTACTAAAGTCATCCGGTCCAACAATCAGTGATCGAATGTCTGCGACCATCTGCTCGACCGCTATCGCTCGCTCTTCCGCCGCGATCTGCTCGGGCGTACGTATTGGGCGGAATAACTCGGCGCGACGATTACCACTATAGCCATTATCGCTGCTATACACGGCAAATGAATAACCAAGATGCTGATCAATCGCCACAATCCTGACCTGCTCCCAGTCTCCGTTACCATCCTCAAGGTATTCGCATACCGTCCCAACTGGCGGCAGGCCTTCGCCGGTCCAGGCCGACTGAATGATTTTGCATTCAGGGATCACGGATTGCTCACCAAGCGAAATGTACGGAGCATTAATGCTCACGTTTTCATAGCTGTAGGTCATTTGCTCATCCTTCAGCGCATCGACTGCAGCTTGCCATTGGGCAAAGGTGACTTTGGCTTCTCGCCAGTCCTGAGCGATATCGGCTCGATCCAATATAACCAGCTGACTAGATGCGTCGAGATAAAAGATCATGCCGCCGAATGACTGTTTCAGATTCGTCACGCCTTCAGGCCAAACCTTCAATTCCCGCGCCAGAATATCAACAAGCTTCATGCCGCACCGCCTTGCTTGCCGACATCGCGAGACATGCGCTCAGCCATGGCGTTGATTTGGCGATCAAGCCCTTCGCCTTTTGCGCACTGGATATCAATTACCGCCTGAATTGTCGGGTCGCATGCAGCATCAACCCTCGCACGAAACGCCAGCGGATCAATAACCCCCTTCATTACAGCGCCATTTCCCCCAGTACCAGAGATCACCACGTCACCATATCCAAACATGCGCCCAAGGAAGCCCTGGCGCACCGATACGGACTCAACCTTGCCAAGTCGGATCTCTGCCGTGTTACGCATGATCACGCCCGACTTGTACACGACCCGCTTGCTGGTCACGGCCATCTCAGTGGACTTGATCTTGAGGTAGGCGTACAGCAGCAGTGCGGCGCTGATCGGCAGGCAGATGATTGTCACACCGAAGATCGTCGCGGCGCAGTAGATGTGAAACAGCGACCATTTGGATATTTTGGCCTCGGCGATGATTGATTCGTCGGCGGTCAGGGTTTGTTTGATGTAGGTCATTTTGTTTGTCCTTTTGCTTTGGCGATGGCTGCGCGCGCCTTTACTGCCCACTCTTCAAAATCGACGGAGTAACAGTCATTCGCTTCGATTGCCGAGATGAATACCGAGCCCATATCAAGCAGGCTTTCCAGTGACTCAAGCAGATCAGGCGCGGCGGCGATTATGTTAGCGTCGTGCTCGCTAGGACCACCACCATTTGGATAGCAATCGCCTAGAGTCATAACGTGCGCGCCGCCTTTCCCTATAAGACATTCGTCGTCTTCAGGATTCCAAATCCAAGGCCCGGGCGTATGCTTGCTCATTTCGCACGCTCCGCAAGCATGGCGTCGGCGACCTTGTAAGAATCGGCCGCAAACATCTGCTCAACCTTTATTCCTAAGCCTCGCGCTTGCTCACAGATGCTTGCGGCCGTAGATGGTTCCTGTAGGCATGCAAGCCCGGCCTGCATCGCCTTGGCCGCAAAGTAGTCGCGCAGAGTTACTGAAAAAAATGCCGACTGCTGCGCCTCGACGCCTTCAAGATATTCTTTCAGGCACTCTTCATTGTCACCCATGATTGCTCCCCTGTCATTGCGCTTCATTGCGCCAGCGAATAATCGCCACAAATAACTATTATGTCAAGTAGGAACTTCAAGGCCTCGACGCTCGATCATCTCTTCGGCGGTCACGAAATACAGCTCGCATCTGTCTTCGCTGAAGTCGCCCAGGCGGAACGGCGCCAGTCCGCTACCATCGGTCGTCACGCAAAAGAAGTCGAATGGCCAGTTCAGCGCCTGGATATGCAGGCACCCGAGGCTGATCATGAACCCATTCTTTTTCACGCCGCGCCAGGCAACGTCGAATGTCCACGTCTCCGTCACCTCATAGAAGTTGAGGGTCAGCGTGATCTCTTCATTCCCCTCAAGCAGCGTGTGACGCTGACCTGGCTCGTCGGTGATATTAATTATTTCAATTGCCACGACTATCTCCCGGTGATCGCAGTTAGCAGCGACTTTTGTTTCTTGGTAGTACCCGCGCCCGACGTCGGCGATTGCGCGCCCTTGTCAGCCACTCCAGCCGTCTGACTCTTCACGGCTGGTGCTGGCTTGCGGTAGAACTGCGATACGCTAGAAAACAAGGTCTTGGCGATCCTGAACTTTTGCGCAGTCAGCGAGAACGTCAGGGCGTTACGCTGGTTGTCGCGAGTGATCGTCACGCTGGTTATGGCCATGTTGTCTTGCTTTCGGAACGGCATGCTGATTGCGATCAGCTGTTTCCCATAGTGGACCGACTCAATAAAATCGATGAACTGCTCTTGATACGACTTGCCGCCCGAGTTGTTGCCAGTCACGGCAGCGATATTGCTGCCGCCTGCAATCCGCTCATTGATCTTGCGCCTGGCATCCGCAGCAGAATCGACGATGCGCGCCACGGCCTGGAGCTGAGATGCGGTACGTCCAGGCTTTAGCGAGTTCACGACACCTACAGTCGGCAAACGAGATTCCGACTTGCTCGGCCTAGCCGACGGGATGAACACATCGGCTACGTCGCCGCTGATAGTTAGCTTTATCGGCTCGTTGATCAGGTGATCGCCAATATAGCTGCCATCCTCGACGACAGACGTTGGCGCCTGAGTGGTGTACGCCGTCGAGTCACTGACCCGAGCGAAGGCCGTGAAGCCCCCGATGCCGATTTGCTCCAGCGACGAGCCCGATAGTGACTGGTCCTCGCCAGCCTTTAGCCGCTCAATGCTCATCGTCCACCCCTGTTAACCTGAGTTTTCGCGGTCTTGAGCTGATCTTGCAGGGCGTCATTTACCGCCGCGCCAGCTGCCTTTGGATCATTGCTGTTCACGTTGATCTGCACCTGCTGCTCAATGCTGCTATTCGTGCTGGTCGTGTTCCCGCCACCGATAGCCATGGCATCGTTCGGCCCGAGCTGTGCGGCCGCTGAGTCATCGCTCAGCAGGTTTACTGCCCAGTCAGGAAGAAGTGAGCCGGCTGCCGACTTGATGGCGTCAAACACCTGCCCCATGGCGTTCGACAGGAAGTCGAAGACGCCGACGAATACGGACTTGATTGCCTCACCCAGCGTATTGAACGCCCCCAGCAGCGAGGCAAGAGCGTTATCCCAGTCGCCCAAGAACAGCTGAACAATGCCAGTAGTGAATTGCTTCCAGGCATCCCACAGCTTGCCAATCAGCGCTATCACCGCATCAACCATGCTCATGAAAGCATCGACCACGCCGCGCAAGATTGGCACGATATCGACACCGAGGAACTCCATAAAGAAGTCGGCAATGACCGATTGACCGCCCTGGAATGCGGTGATCAGGTCGTCAACGATGAGCAGTAGCGCAACGATTGCGGCGGTGATCAGCACCACGGGCGATAGGACAAACGCCATCACCGTAGCAAACCCACCAGTTGCAAGGTACGCAACGCCAAAAGCTGCAGCCAAGGTTAGAACGATGGGCGCCATGCGCTCAAGGAAGCCTGCGACCGAGATGATTATCTCGCCCAAATACTTTAGACCGGCTTCAATCAGCTCATGGTTCGCCTCAAGGAATCCAATGAATCGATCGGTGATATCAGTTATGGCTGGCGCCAGGCCGATTGCCACCTGTTGCCGAAGTGCGCTAACGCCGAACTTGGCGATGGCCAGGGAATCCTGAAGCTTTGCCGCGGCCTCGGCCTGCTCGGTCGTGACGATGCCAAGCGCGCGTGACTGCTCGACAAGGGCGCCCACCTCTTCGCTGGTGGAGTTGAGCAACTGAAGCGTCGAAGGGTCCAGGCCAAGCGAGGCGATAATCGACTTTTGCTTTGCCGTGTCCGTTCCAAGATCGCGAAACTTTGTACCCAGCTCACCAAAAAGAACGTCAGCGGTTTTCACGTTGCCGTTCGAGTCTTTGACGCTGATCCCCAGCTCGTCAAAAGCCTTTTTGCCGCGCCCCAGATCCCGAGCGGCATCACCCGCCACCTTGGACAGTCCGGCCAGGCTAGATTGCATCTGCTCGGCACTGGAGCCAGATAGCTCAGCAGCAAAGCCAAGCTCCTGGAGCGACTCAACGGTGACGCCGGTTTCAGCGCTTAGATCAGTGAGCTGGTCAGCGGCCTCGGTCCCTGCTGTAACAAAGGCAAACAGGCCGCCAGCCGATGCAGCTAGAGCCGTCCCTAGCCCAGCAAGCCCAAGAATAGATAGCTTCAGATTTGAGTTAAACGTCTCCTGCGGCGATAGATCGCCCAAGAAGCTGAATTTTGTGACCAGCTCATTTACTACGGCCATTTGGAAGCGTCCCCATCTTGTGCGCCTGGATGTCAGCGCTGATTTGCTCGAACTCTATGGCGTCAAGGAACTGATCGGTATCCCACTGTTCTATCTCGGCCAGGCTTCCAAACCCGGCCTTTGATAGGGCGAACATAGCCATGCGCTCGCCGCTTACATTGGTTTCAAGGATGTAGTCATCTGACTCTTTTCGCCTTGGGATGCTGAGGCGATACCTGCGGCGCGCAAAAAAGGGTACGACATGACCCCCATAGTGGTGGCCACCAGATTGATATAGTCCTCGGGGAACTCTTCCCAGTGATCGCGGAGCTTGCTGATCGCGGAGCCATCGAAGGTGATGTTCTTCCACATCACATCCTCAACCTGGGCGAATGCCGCCGTGTCGAGGAATGCGAAGTTCTGCACGTGAAGCTGCTGCTGTACCGACGTATAGAACGCAAACACCTTGCGGCGCTCGATGTGCTGCATCTTGTGGAACTTGTAGGTGCGGCCATTGATCTCGGCTTCACCATCTTCATGGACGGCGCGAATCTGAGCCATGGCAGCTTCGCGTTGTTCTTGTGGGGTCATGGGTTACAGGCTCCGTTTGGCAGTGCGGAAGCGTGCGGTGTATTCCATCAGCGCGTTCCCGTCGGTATTGCTCTTGGTTTGGGTTGGCTGAGTGGTGATGCTCCCGGCCTCAAGGGTCCAGCTCTCGACACCGGCAGAGCCGTCAGCGACGTACGACTCTTTCAGTGAGCCAATCAGCACGGTCACGCTTTCACCGTTAAGCAGGCCCTGAAGGAATACATCGTCTGGGCTGTACTTCTGGACGCGAACAACCAGGTCATGCACATCCTTGTCGAATCGCTCGCTGATGGTCACGCCGCCACCAGCGGAGTTGACGTGTGCGCTCGCTGCATTGACGGGGGTCAACGTCAGATAGTCGCCCTCGCCGAAGCTGGTGATCGATTGGTCGTTCAGGATCAGCGTGGTAGCGTCAGCCTGTAGAGTAATTACGCTCATGTTTCAGCCCCTTACAGGTTGAAGTTAATGATGATGTCGGCGCTGTGAATTGCACCGGCATTCTTGACCGCGATCTGTAGCGGCGGTGATTTACGGTCAGCGCGACCAGATTGCGGTTGATCTCGCAGCAATCCGGCCAGAACATAAAACCCGAACTGCTCGATGTTGCGATTGAAGGTCGCAAGGTTGCCGAAGCTGTCAGGGCTCGACCAGGCACCAGGGGCAAACACACCAGCACGAGCAAATCCGCGCGATGTCTTTTCGCATGATGCAACCAGCCGGTTTACGTCGCGAGTGATTTGTGCAAGCTTTGTGCCAGTGGCTTTCAGCACATTGAAGTTGTCGGTCTGAATCGCATCAATGTACGCATAGATGTTGTACACGTTATCGACAAAATCATTCGCGCCGCTGGTCAAGACTACCGGGGTATCCTTGATTGAAATGTACAGGTCCAGGCCGACGCGCTTGGCCGCGTTGATCTCGGTTTGCTCATAGCCCTCGGCAGGAACGTTGAGGGTTTTCAGGTTCATCGTGATTGCCGAGTTCTCAGCATTGAAGTTCACGGTGTGAGTACGCGCCATGTAGGTGGCTGCCAGCAAGCGATTGCCCGACTTGCTGTACAGGCAGCGGAAAGACGATTGACTCGCCAGCTTGACCGCCCAAACCGGGTTGGCCGGAGACAGCGCCAGGTAAGTCGATCCGCTGAACACGTTGTAAATGATGGTCTGGTTAGCCTTGGACCATGCGGCCACAAGCGGAACCTCGGCATCAGTCAACAGGTCAGTAAATACGCCACCCTTGAAGTTGATTTTCGACTTCAAGGCGGACAGGGATGCGACCTTAGTTTCGATTGGCAGAACAGAAGATGCCTTGCCCTGGGTCAGGGTGCCACCACTGCCCTGGCTCAGGGTCAGCAAATCACCGATGAAAGTCCCGGTAGCGCCTGGAGTCATGAAGGTCAGCAGGCTGGTAATACCAGTGGTAGAGCTGGTGATCGTGAAATAACCGTTATTGTGCGAAACGGTTGCGCCAGCGATGGCGGTATCAAGCACCGCCGCAACACCGTCCAGGCTGAAGACCGTACTGAAGTTGAGCGCCGTAGCGTTAACGGTCACGCCGTCAACGTTGATATTGAAGCTACCATCGGCGATGGTCTGGAGCTGAGAGATCAGAGTCGCTTCGACAAACTGAGTGCTGACCAGGGTCGCGGCGGTTGCCGGAACGGTTTCAGCAGCAGCGCGATGCAGGCCGATCACTAGGGAGCCGCCGAAGTTAATGGCGTTTGGAGTGGTGCCAAATACAGTCTGCGCGTATCGAGTAACGATCGATGCGGTTCCCCAGTCAGCTTCGACGGCTGCGGAGTCCTTGTAGATGCGGAATCGTTCTTCGCTGGTGATCACGCCTAGCTCACTGGTCAGGATGGCGATCACGTTCATGTTGTCGCGCTGCGCCTGCTGCCCCTCGGGAATCAGCGCGACGTTGATCACGTTAGCGATGCTTGCGTTGTTATTGCTCATAGATCAAACCTCGTTCGCCGATTATGCGAAGTTGTGCGGTGTCGATACGCAGTATATCAACAACTACCGAAGGACTGTAGTGTACTTGGCATTGTAGTTGCATGCGCTCGCCATATTGCTGGCCAGTCAGCGCCTTCACATCGGTCGCCGTTGTTGGGTGCCAGAGCGTGATGCCAAGGCCCACCTGAAGATCCTGAGACTTTTGCGAGCGAGCGAGCAGCCTGAAATTTCTGACTCTCTTCGATGCCCCGTACCCATAGAAGTCAATGACGATAGGTCGCGAGACGTATTCGGAATAGGTCATTTCTTCGGCGTCACCGTCGAAGCTCTCAGAGCTTGACAGTGGCACGTCACCAGCTAATGAGTCCACTACAATGTAGGGTTGCTCGAACTGCTTTCTGTCGAAGTTCTGGCGGCCTGCCTTGATAAATTCTTCAGGGTGAACAAGCAAGTCGCGAATTAGCAACATTACCGCGACGTATACCGGATCAAGGGGTTCACCCGTCATGGGGTAGCCTCCAGCAGCGGGAGCTTGGTTTCTTCGCCATAGGCCTCGACGTATCCATACTGGCCGAACCCCTTGCGAAACGGGACGAGCTTGAAGTCTTGACCATTCCATTCG